TGTTGGCAGCAGCTGCCATGAATTTGCGTTGTCGTTTGCTAGTGCTTGGCATTGCTTAATCCTCTAACAACTTACCAATAAACTCATCGACTGATGGTTCGGCTATTACCTCGTCATTGCGTTTTAGGACTTTGGCGCGTCTGGCTAATTCATCGAATAGCACCATGTTACGGGTGCCGTCACCGGCTGCTCGACTTCCTTGATCAAAGTATTTGATGCCGGGGATGCCTAGTTCGTCAAGGTGTTTACTAGCTGATTCCGCCGCGCTGACAGCTGTATGCCGGGTGGTTCTTGGCTGCAAAACATCCCAAGGCGTCGATTGGATTTGCTTGCCCCCCTCTAGTTCAGTTAATGCTTGGTAAAAACTTTGTCCTGTGTAATCGTCCATCCAATCAGGGGCAGCATCTACTCCAAACGCTTCCCTAGCATCATTCATTTGTTTTTCAAATTGTTTGGCTGCTGGGGAATCCAAAATTACTCGCTTAACACTCTCCGGTTGCTTACTCAGCGGCGCATCCCAATCTAGCATTTTGGCTATGTCTTCATCGGGGACATCAATTTCGTAGAGGTAGCCTGATCCCTTTACTGATTCAACTAATTCTGGTGAAGGATCAAAGTTTTTCAGGTTTGAGCTATAAGCCTCTGAAATAGCTTGCGAGGGGTAATCGAATCCTAGCCAATCATCAGCTTCTAGAGCCTTAAGGACTCTTTCCTGCTGTGGAGAAAAATGCCCCTCAGCAACTAAATCCATAAGCTCGTCAAATTCCGCATCTTCTGGGATTTCTTCCAAAAATTTCCGTCTCATTTCAGCGAAAGGCGTCGATCTTTGATACCCCTTTGCAACTCCGGGATTTTCAGCCACATACATTCCATGCCCTTTAGCCTGAGCACCTTCACCTGTGCCTATCTTGGTGGGATCAAGTGCGTCAAATTTATGCGGGGAGCCTTGATAGGCCACCATTGCATCATCGAGCGCACCTTGACGTTGCAGGCTTTGGCCAAGCAAAGCAGCGCCTATATCATCCGTCGATGTCGGGGCGTAGTCTGCGCCTTTGAGCGCACGGCCAAGCAATTGCGCGCCTGTGGCTGCGCCGCCAACAAGAGCCGCTCCGGGAAACCAGTCCACCGCGTCCATTGTTAGGCCGAGCGTAGCTAAGTTTTTGTCAGTGATATCGAAGCCAAGCGGCGAAAACAGCGTTGTTTCTTCGGGCAAAGCAAGCGTGGCTAAATCTTCCTGCGTGTAGCCTGACACCGGGCCACCTCCGGGCATCATCGATATTGGTATTCGAGCAATAGGGCTTGATTCTGCAAGGGGGTGATTAATGCCAAGGGTATTTCTCGATTGAGTCCGAGCGCCCATTCGTTCAGGTTTTTTGAGCAACGCATCAAACATCGATCTAGCCATTAGTGATATTGCTCTGCTTTGCGCCGTCTGGTATTGGATTTGACTAGATCATTCATCGTCATCGTGGAAAGTCCGTCGATCTCGATAATGGGATTCTCTTTCACGAGTTTAGCATGAGGCACATATGGCCGACTCATTAGCCCATATCGAGCCTCATCGGCGGCATGATCCTCAGCCGTCGTATCCAAATCCTCGGGACGGGATCTATCGTGCTGTAATGCCGGTACTGTGCGAATAAAGTCAGTGCAAGTCGAAAAGACGTACATCATCGGACGACGGCCATATGGCTCGCCTAAGTCCTCGCCCATCATCCGTGCTCGCATTTGATCCCATCCACCCATTGCACCACGACGCCCAACCCGCTTATTGTCCGCCCTACGCCAATTAATACGCATGCGCTCAACGATAGATGGCCCGCCATCCTGACTGAATGCGGCAGGATCAATAACGCTATATCGTATCGTATCACCACCATCGCGCTCTTTGATGCCTTCTGCGACTTCCTCAGCTGTTAGCTTCAAGCCAGTATCAGGCTTTGTAGCGCCGCTAGTGTCCTTAGCAGCGCCATACCACTCCCGATACCTGATAACAGCGCCACGGGGGATTACGGAGCCGTCAGGGGTGGTATACAAGTCCGGACAGACTGCCCACCATCCGACACTGAAAGGTTTCGCAGAACCCCAGTCACAAGATCTAAACCGCATCCAATCATCCGGCACTTTGAATGGGTGCAAAATATGTTCATCAGGGTTCCAGCAATCGAAGAATGCGCCATCGACTATCGTCCAATCGCCATGCAACCAAGCGCGGACTAATTCAGCGCTACCGGATTGATACAATCGGGCGACGTATGTCGGATCTGACATCAATACCGGATTATCGGATAGCTTGGCCGGAATGAATACGCGGGATGTACGCACGCGCTTTTTGCTGAATGGGTTTAGATAATCCTCCCATATGATTTTGTTGCCCTCTGGCGCTGGATCGATATATCGCGCTTTAACCCACTGATGGCCGGGACCGCCGGGGTTACCGGTTGCGTGAAATTGCACGGGGATACCAGTCGCGGAGCGCAACGTAGCGCGTAGCAGATTGATTGGCTCAGGGTTCGGCCAGTTCGTCAGTTCTTCGAAGAATAAATCCGTGTAGCTATGGCCCTGATAGTTACGCGCATCTTTGACGTTTTCGAGATACTCGAATCGTAACCTTGCGCCGCTGGGAAAGATCCATTGCCGATCTGCGTACTTTGCGCCCAATGGCCCGTATATATCCGCGCTGCGTGCTATAGCTTCACGCAAGTCTTCACGGCTCGATCTGAAAAAGATACCGACAGCCTTTCCGTACTGGCTAGCCTTGAGTCCAAAACAGCCAAGGGCTGCATCCGTTTTACCCCCTCCTCTACTACCCCCGAAGAAAATCTCGTCAGCTGGGCACGATAAGAAAGCGGCTTGCTGCTTACTCATTGGTGCCCATGCGATGGGGCTAGTTGACATGCTCGATCACGCTGTCATCGTCGGACATATGCGTCGCCCATTGCGCCGCCCATTCGTCTGGCGTCAATACTTTATCGCTGACAATGGCGGTAGTCTTAATGCTTGCCACCACTTGAAGCGGTAGGACTTTACCGATTAGGCCAAGCATCGCAACGGGGTTCTCGATTGCTTGATGTTGTAAGTATCCGACAAGCCCCGAGTTGGGCTTTAGTTCATCGCCCGCACATTCGACGGCCATTAGGATTGCATCCTTGAGTATAGCCGTGGACTTATTCGGCGAACCTTTAGGCCTACCGCGCCCGGGCTTTGCGACGTTGTTATTTTTAGCTGGCCTTCCTGTCGGTACTTTCGCCATCATGTTCACCATGTTGCCTAATGAATTGCTTGCATATGCGCCGCACATTAACGCCAGGTTTAGTCTCACGCCACAGCCCGCCACGATAGTACATCCGCACTAACGCATTAGCGCCGTCGATATCGTCGCCTATCGGCGTCTCATGATCTGCGATCACCAACACAGCCGGGACTGTTGCGTTAACCGCATCGCACAATCGTTCAAGCGCGACACGCTGCCCATACTCGATTGTCGCATTTCCAGACTTGTACTCGACTAAGATAAAGGCGCGCCCGTTGTAGTCGATCATCGCGTCTATATCGGTTGGGCTTTTTCGCCCTGGTAAGTCTAATCCGCTCAAGTCAATAACCTGCGTTGCCTTGGCTCGATTACGAATGCGTCCGCGATTGCTATCGTGTAATTGCTCGACACTCATTCGGCGAGTATAGCGCTAGGCTAAATATAAATACATTCACCCCGTGTAAACGCTTGCACTCTACCCGAATCCGGGTTAAGATAAGCACTCAATCAATTACTGCAAAGGCTACAACTAATGCAATCACGAGAAACTTATCTACACGAATCGCTCCAACACTTACAGCGGCGAGTATTCACGAGCCACACAATACCGGCCGATGTCCGCATAACTTGCGGCTGGCCGTCAAAAGGCGCGACTAGCAAGCTGCGCCGGATCGGCGAGTGCTGGCCGAGAAGCCGAAGCGCCGCAAACGTTAACGAAATATTTATCTCGCCGACTATCTCGGACACGAGCGAGGCGCTAGCTATATTGGTGCATGAGTTAGTCCACGCTATAGACGATTGCCAGAACGGCCACGGCAAGCAGTTTCGAGCGATAGCAATCGCAGCCGGGCTTGAGGGCAAGATGACAGCAACAACGGCATCGCCCGAACTAGCCGAAACGCTCGCCAGCATTCAAGCGACAATCGGCGAGTATCCTCACGCGGCGCTAACCCCGCCAGGGCCAAAGCAAAAGAGCCGCCAGCTAAAACTATCATGCGACGATTGCGGTGCAGTGTGGCGCATGTCAAAGGCTTGGCAAGACAGGGCCACAGCCTGCCCGTGTTGCTCGTCGGACAATATCTCAATCGGTTAATCATCCGGGGCGTTTACACGCCCCATTTTAGTTAGTAAACACTAACGTTAGTACCCACTAACTTTCGTTATAAAATAATCTTAATAAAACCCGAAAAAGAGTAAAAAGTACTTGCATTAACCCCTAATCCGGGCATAATGAACACACTAACTAACCAAAGGCTACCAAAATGAAAGCAACCTACTACGACTACGATAACCAATGCTATATCGTCGATGGCAAAGTTGACGCCTGCAACCACCCGGCTGCGATAAACTGCCAATGTTACGGCAAATTGCACGCGGGCGAGATTGCGACAAAAGCCCAAACTTCGGCATGGAAAGCGCGTTATCAGCTATCAGCGCAAACAATACAAACGCTGAAAAACCTTACCTAGACAACACCCACACCCGCACCCATTCCAGCCCGTTAATTCGGGCTTTCTGGGTGAAACCATTCAAATTTAAAAGGCTACAACCTATGAAAAACATTACATCGCATAGCGGCTTACTTAAAATCATCAAACGCCTGCCTTCGTCGTATTACGGCAACCCGCGTTTCCTCGTAAAGTTCGACGGCTACACTTGCAAAACGCCGATTGATTCTATGATCGGATACGAAATTCAGAATTTCGACGGCAAAATATGCGACGGCACCATAGGCACGCATTACGGCTCCCCGCACATTGATTCAATCAACCATAACAAAGGCTACAACCTATGAAATATTCAGACACGAAAATCGAAAGCGCTTGCGCGATAAAAGATAAGCGAGCTCAGCTAAACCAACCCTATTATGACGCCGACGCGTCGCTACTTGTCGCGACTAACGGCCAAATTTTAGCGGCCATTCCGACTGATAGCGAAACCAACGATCCGACGAACGTTTGCGGATCTGTACCACTAGATGCGATTAAACACGCTCGTAAAACTACGCCACGCGGCGATGATCCGGTAATAGATCTATCCGATGCGGAAACGGCGCGCGCTAACGGCGCGACGTTTACACGCCCTGGCGAAGAATTCCCAGACTATCAGAAGATAATTCAAGATAAAGCGCTAAACACTCCGGACATATGCATCGATGCCGCGCTACTCAAGCGCCTGTCCGATGCGTTGCAAGATCGCAATAGCAAAAACCACCAAGTCAAAATATATCTACCGCGCAATGATAACGGATCAATCGACAACGGCGGACAGATCCGCGTGGAAGCTGCAAAGCATCCCGAACGCCTTGGGCTGATTATGCCGTGCCGTATTGATTAAGGTAAACACAAGCAACAACCGCACCCCCACAACCCCGGCTTGCTGGGGTTTTTGGGTGTCAATAATCAATCAACAGGCATAAGCAAATGAATATATTGATAGCTTGTGAGACAAGCGGAGTAGTCCGGGAAGCGTTCCGCGCATTGGGACACGATGTTACATCATGTGACTTATTACCCGCAGACGATAGCAGCCCGCACCACATAGTCGGTGATTGCCGAGAGGTGATCAGTGCTGGTGGGCAGACTCGGTTAGTGCGTGCGTCCTTTGTTACAGATGTATGGGATCTAATAATCATGCATCCACCATGCACGGCACTATCTGTGTCCGGTAACCGGTGGTACGGGCGAAACATGCCGAAACATCAACAACGGCTTGATGCAATCCGGTGGACTATGGATCTTTGGACATTAGCCCGGAGACACAGTGCGTCCGTTTGTATGGAGAATCCTGTCGGCGTTTTGCCGCTGAAACCGACACAGTACATTCAACCGTGGCAATTCGGGCATCCCGAAAGCAAAAAAACGGGATTGTGGTTATGGGGTTTGCCTGAACTGGAACCTACGGATTTACTACCAACCCCAGTTAATGGACGCTGGGATAATCAAACGCCGAGCGGACAAAATAAACTCGGGCCGTCACCCGATAGATGGAAAATCCGAAGCAAAACATATGACGGAATCGCTCAAGCAATGGCAAATAAATGGGGAGCAGAACAATGAAATTATCCGAAACACAACAGCGCGAATTATCGCTACGGCTGGCGCAAGGCGTCATCGATGCAACGTCGAGCGGTTTTGAATTAACGCGTGGCGGCTTTGCTCATTGGGGTATTAGTCACAAGCAAAAAGACGAATTGAGAATGTGCGCACTATTCTTGGCGGAAATGCTAAAGGGCGATCAATCATGAACAGCGAGCGAAAGCGCGAAGCGCGGCTATGCAAAATTTGCGATCTAGCAGACTCATATGTAGATGCAGAAATCGCGAAAGGCGAGGCATTTAGCGAGGCCTTATGCGATTGGGCATTGAATAGGGCGCAGCAAAATATCGACGGAGAGGTAACCGAATGAAATCGCACAGAATTGACTATCGCTATCGGGAAATAAACAACGCGTATCACAATGCGTGGAACAGTAATTTTCATATTATTAGAGCCGATTCTATCGAAAATGCGATCGCCCAATTTAAACGCGTTTGGCGGCACGATTTGACGGAATTGGAAATAAACGGAGAGGAGGGGGCATCATGAGATCAATATTTATCCCGCTCAATAAAGACAACAAGAGCCGATCCCATGATCAGCAAAAACAGCGGAGAGTTTTACCTGACATTTCGTGGGCTGAGTTTATTATATCCGTGGACGGCGGCTGGCAGGCGTTTGAATCGTTCGACGATTATAAAACCTGGCTGAATCAAAAGTAATCAGGACGTTTACACGCCACCATTCACAGCGCCGGGTTATCCCGGCGTTTTATTTTCCAGTCAGCAATCATCTCATCTACCGCCGCAGCCCCGTAATGCTTTCGCACGATGTACGCGATTGAATGTCTGCGGGCGCTATCAGGCTGTTCGAGGCATAGGGCCGTACGAGATTCTGGATCGCTAAGATCGTAGATCATTATTTTTCCTTGCAGCTGGGTTAGTGGTTACTAACATTACTGACAGCTTTTACCCATTTTTCTGTCGGTAGAATGAACAGGCAAACAGGCGCAAACAGGCGTTAAATCGCCTGCTCAATTATTTATCTATGTTTATCAATAAGTTATATTTAATTTTAGGCGATTTTAGGCGATTGTAGGCGATTGGCAGCGCGGCTCTTTTTTTTATATTCATCTGTCCAATGAACTCGACCGCATGCGATACAGCGCAGATAGATTCTCAATTTGTGTTGCCTGCGCGCCATTTCGACGTTACAGCCACAATTACAATGCATTTTTAAGCTGCTCGATAACGTCATGCGCTCGTTTTTTCTGATCGTCCGATGTTTTGTGTACGAGCGTCGGGGTACTTTTGAGCTTGTACGCGGCTGCATTAAACCGTTTCGGCGGACGGCAGAGTGTACGAAATTCTGACAGATTAGGCGGAAATTTGAGATTACTATCAATCGCTTGCATGACGCCGCGCTTAATTTCATCCGCCGAGTACCCGCGTAGGCTTTCACTCCACATCTGGTTCGGCGTCACTCCAGACATGGACGCAAATGTCGGAAACGCTTGCGTCATCGCCCGCCATAGGTGCCCCATCGTCGCTCTGTGTTTCCCACTCGGCAAGCTGTCGTTCTCCGGCTTGAGCGCTGGTTTCTCTTGATTCTGTACGAGATCTGATAACGATTTCATCATTGTACTTTTCCTTATTTAGGTACGAGCTCGGAAGTGGGATGTATTGCTGATCACCAGAATATTGAGCATCCTTCGCGATCTGATTTCTCAAAGTATCGATCAAACTGTCCGCGTTTTTATCACAACCCTGCTTTGTCCACGCGGCCAGCGCCTTTTTTTTGTCTTGCTTGCGCGGGTACAGCTTCCACCAAACGTCAAACAATGCGTCGTCTTGAACAATAGTATTATTGACGTATATATTTGACGGATCATCATTATAATGAGTGTCATCATGACACCCCGCAACGGCCACGATGTCACCCTGACTGGGTGACAATACATCAGGCTGGGCAATGATCTCGCTGTTGAGATCTAAAAAATAATGACTGCTTGCTTGCTGTCCGAACGTCCCGCGACGCTTCTCAATCGTCAGGAAAGCGCCATCGAGACGCGCCAGACAGCGCCTAATCGCCCGAACACTAAGCAACGTTAGCTCAGCTATCGTTCCGACGTGCGGCCAACAAAATCCGTCCTGATCGGCATAGTTTGCCAGCACCACCAAAACGAACTTATCGCTCGACTTCGCGGTTTTGCAACCGAGCGCCCAACTGATCGCTTGAACACTCATCGTTGAAACTCCCGCTGCTTATCTAAATGCTCAAAATACGCATCGAGTACCTCGACTGTGCGAACGCCTGGGTTCTTCACGACGCGCAGAGTGATTTTCTGCAACGAGCGATAACTGATCCCGGTTGCGTCGGCAACGTCAGGAAGCCTACCTTTGCAGCTGTCTAAATTCTCTAGCACTGCGTCGAACATACTTGCTTTTTTGTGGGCCATAATTCATCTCCTTTGTTCCGACACGGTAAACTATTTTTAGGGTATCGGCAAGCGCTGCATTAAGTGCTTGTGTCTACCCGCAAACGGGTGTAATCTTCAGACTCAAAGCAAAAACAAGGGAGCAGAATGATAAAGCGAGACTACAAATACCTGGCGGAAGAATCGCCGAAATCAGAGATCAGTGAAGGTTTCGCAGCGTTTTTATTGTGCTGCGTTTTCATATTAATATCCATCGACTGGGAGATGACGCTATGACAATCAGATACATCACAATGAACAAAGTTACCGAGGGCGGATTGTGGTACGACGATACGCATCTCACTCCGGAGGAAGCGATAGCCACACTTTTTCAGCAGGGCATTGACTATCCCGGCTCTATTACTAAAATTTTGAAGTGTGAAAATAATTTTTTTACCGACATCACGGACAAAATCGGCGAAGAATCTGAGTCGTCTTTACTCGATCAAATGGTGGAGGGAGCGAACAATGCTTGATCATCTGCTCGACGAAGACGAGGCCGTTTACACGGCGTCAGATCAGGCGCTCGAAGCGGCGGGCGAAGCTTATACCTTTCTGCGCCAGCGTCGGGGCGAGCTCGCTCCCGATGTGGTGGAGCAGATCCAGAGGCTAATGTACGCAATCGATGAATTGCTTGAAGGAGAGAATCAATGACAGATGAAATACAACCAGCCCAGGTTAAAGCGCCGCCCGTAAAGCTCTACGCGGCAATGGCGAAGGCTCGCAGTGAAATGAAAGCGCCGAAGCTCGATGGCACTAACCCACACTTTAAGAGCAAATATGTGACGCTCGCCGGACTGCTGGAGGCTGTAATGCCTGCGCTGTCGGCGAACGGCATCCACATTTGGCAAGCGCCTGTCGATGACTGTCTGCTAACCGTGGTGACGCATGAATCGGGCGAGTCGGTGGAGTATCGGAGCAAAATGCCAGCGCCGAAGGACGCGCAGCAGTTGGGCAGTTTTTTAACCTACCTCCGCCGGTACACGATCTCAGGCCTGATTGGCATCGCTGGGGATATTGACGACGATGCTGAGGCCGCTATGCCGTCCCGTTCGAACCGTGGCGGGCAACCGAAAGTCGTGGTTCATTCCTCGGCAAGGGATGAGTTGTGATGGCGGCGGAAACCGTGGAGATGGAGCAGGGATCGGATGAATGGCTCGATCTACGGCGAAAGATGCGCACGGCATCGGAAACCGCGACGGTAATGGGGTGTAATCCATACCAAACGCCGCTACAACTGGCGCGGCAGAAGCGCCAGCTCGATCCGCCAACTAAAAAAACGTATGCGATGGAGTTTGGTTTGGCGAACGAAGCAGCGGTGCGTAAAGCGGCGAGCGAATATTTGGCTTCGGATGATAGCGATTATGAGCCTGTGGTGCTGCAAGACGGAAATTACCTAGCCTCATTAGATGGCAGGCTGGGCGAACGAAGCAGATGGAGCGGTGATTCGATCATGGAGATAAAATGCCCGTCGAGCTCTAGATCGGGCGCATTGCAAAATGCAGTTTACGAGCCGCACTGGTGGCAAATGCAACACCAGCTAATGGTGAGCGGGGCGAAGCGATGTCATTACGTTGTGCGACATCCTGATGACGGCGAACTGATTTTCAAAATTGTACTGCCTGATCTAGATGCTTTTGCGGAATTACGCAAAGCGTGGGATACGTTTTGGCGGGAGTATATGGAATGCGATGAGGCGGACTTGATAGAGTGCGCTCCGATTTCAGATGATTTGATGCCGCTGGTTTCCGATTTTCATGCCGCTGTCGATGCGAAGCGTGTGGCCGAGGCGCGACACAAGGCTGCGCGGGCCGCGCTTCTGGCAGAATTGCCTGCTGAAACAGCAGCCGGCCACGGCCTGAGAGTCGTCAAATACGAGCGAGAAGGGAGTATCGACTGGGCTAAATACCAAGCTGATTATCCGGACATGGATTTTACGAAATACCGAAAAGCAACTACACAACAAACCCGATTCATTGATCAACGAGGAAACGAAGATGCCTGAATATGACAACACAAACCGAGGCGCGATCTGGAAAAATGATCGCAAAACCACCGAAACGCAACCGGATTACACCGGCACGATCAATATTGAGGGCGTTGACTACTGGCTGAACGGCTGGCGCAGTCCAGAAGGCGCGAGCGACAGAGCGCCCGTGTTGAAGTTTTCTGTTGCACCAAAAGAAGCGCCTAAGCCGATCCCAGCGGCTGAAAACAATGAACTGTCCAACTCCGGTTTTGACGATGACATCCCGTTTTAGATGACTGCTCAAAAGCCTGTCGGCAAAACTACGCTTCGATCTAAGATCGCTCACTACTGCGATTTAGTGATGGCCCGCACTAATTGGGGGCGAGTTAAAAAGAAAGCGCTCAAAAGAAACGAGGCCCAGGCGAGAAAAGTGTCTCGCGGCCTCAGCTTGACGAAAGCGCAAATTAAAAAGGCCCAGGCTTTAGCTGCCGAAGGATGGACGAACGAGAGACTGCATAAGCATTTTCGCGTTGGACGTGGGCAAATCGCAAAACACTGCAAGGGAATAAAGCGCGGACATCGCGACGGGAGATGATAGTTATGGGGGTACTAAAAAGCTGGTTGGCAAAAAAACAATGGCTTAAACTAACGCACAAAATCGAGAAATTAGAACGCGAGCTTTCCGCTATTAAACAAATCGGAGTAGACAGATACTTAAAAGGCGAATGGCATCAAGAATCATTCTCAGCAGGATGCGACTCAGGTATTTATATGCACAACGAGGCACTAGAAAGAGAGCAGAAGCTGGAGCGTGAGCGCGATGACTGGCGGGCAGCATACGAGCGGCTGGCTGCAAAGTTAACCCCAGATCCGGCAAACGAGGGAGATAGAGTTGGGCAATAAACGAGTCGATGCAAATCAAGTCGAGTTAGTCGCGCTATACCGTAAGCTGGGGTGCAGTGTCGTATCTCTGGCGCCGGTTGGTGCAGGGGTGCCGGATCTGTTGATCGGCTGTAATGCGATAACCGATCTAGCCGAAGTAAAAGACGGCAACAAGCCGCCAAGCGCCCAGAAGCTCACGCCGGATCAAGTCCGGTGGCATGAGAAATGGGAGGGATCAGTGAGAGTCATTAATTGCACAGACGACGTGATCCAACACGTTGCGCAGCTTAGAGGGCAACGGCGGATCTACGGTGGCTAAAATAATCATCGAGCTGGATACGAACGAAGATCGGAAACTCATCGAACTCATCGAGAGGCTAATTGAATTATTGGAAAAAGTGGGACAGGCCGATCAGTGAAGCGGCCTGTCCCTATATCTCGGGCTACAACAAACGAGACATAACACCGTCCTTGGGAGCAAAAAGGGGATCGGGTGTGATACGATTCTGCGCTATACGCAAAATGAATACAAGGGGAGAATAAGAGGGTGTTATTCCTCCCCTAGATAAAGGACGAATATTATGCTGCCAATAATTAGCACTTTAATGCCGATAGTCACTGACGTGATCGGGCGATTCCTGCCAGAAGATCCACAGAAACGCGCCGAGGCGGAGCGCGAAATCAACGCGGCGCTGGCGGAAAATCTCGCCAAAATCGATCTCGCTCAAATCGAAGTCAATAAAGTCGAAGCAGCCTCGCGCTCGCTATTTGTATCCGGCTGGCGTCCATGCGTCGGCTGGGTATGCGCTGCGGCACTGGCTTACACTTACGTTTTGCAGCCAATGTTTATCTTTATTCTGGCGCAAACCGGACACCTGGTTGAGATGCCAGCGCTCGACATTGCGGGCCTTATGCCGATTTTGATGGGCCTGCTGGGATTGGGTGGTTTGCGTAGCTACGAGAAAGTCAAAGGCGTGGCGAAATAATTCATAACCATGAAAGAATTATCCCTTTTTTCTGGGGCAGGCGGCGGATTACTCGGCACTAAATTACTAGGATGGGAGCACTGTGGGTATGTCGAGTTCAATGATTACTGTCAGCGCGTTATCGCTCAAAGAATCGACGATGGGTTCCTCGATGAAGCGCCCATCTTCAGCGATATCAAAGCATTCATCAGTATAGATGGCATAGACAATTTAACCACCGATCAAAAAGCCGAGGAGCTTGAAAACGCTGGCCTGATAGAGTTTTACAGAAATAGATTCAAATGAGTAATGAACGATCATGGGTGACAGTCATCTTCGCTAACGAATGTGACGATGAGGGGAATTGTCCAGTTTGCTTTACCGATTACGCGGATTGCCCATGCCCCGGGCCGACGATGGATGACGACTGGGAATACCGGGTAGTTGACGATGAAGGGCGGCGATGTTTTGAAGCTCGCAGGAGAAAAGTTTCCGGCGTTAAATAACGCCTTTTTCGCCTATTTAACGCCGTGACATTTAGTGATTTGTCAGATTAGCGGCAATACGTCGCGCCCAGCCTCGCCCAAACTGATCCCACTGCCGCAGATCTGTCATATGCTTGAGCCGCTGGCCGAGGAAATTGGCAGCGGTTTTGTGCGAGTTTTTAGATTCAACGGCGACTAATGTCGCTGGCCCGATAACACCGTCGTCACGCACTCCTGCTGCTCGCTGAAGCCATTTTATCGATTGGGCGACACCAGCGTTCACCGCGCCGTCAAAGAGCAGGAAACGCAATTCTGAGGGCAAGTCGTCAGCCCGTACCCGATCCCAGTAATCTTCTCGATATATTGCTTTGGCTTCGTCGAGTGTCAGCGCTGCGATGTTTACGTTGGGATAAGAGCGTTTACTAATGCCGTACATCGTTTCGCCGCCAGGATCGTCAGGGTGATCGACGTAACCGCCTTCGTGTCCGATTAAAATCTCGAAAGCGCCGTTAAATTCCGATTTCATGTCCACGGCTCTTTTTTGCCTCCGAAATACTCTTTCGCATGGCCTTCTTTGATCAAGATCGCGCACACGCTTTGATTTTTTGCTGTCATTGGAATGCCTAAAATTCGGCCGAACTTACCTTTTGATTTGTATGTCTCCAGCAAAAACGTTTCTGGGATCAACTCAATTACCCGTGCCTTTGCTGCCAGCCCAAGCGATTTTTCCTCTAGGTTGCGAGTTCGCGATTCTGGCGTATCGATGCCCATGAAACGGACGCGCTGCTTGCGTACCCAGACGCCAAAACCCAGATCGATATCACAATCAAGCGTATCCGCGTCAATAATACGAACCAATGAGGCCGTGTAAACGTAGGGGTTAAGTTGTTTTTTTGCCATTATTTTGCCAACGGGTTCTCTAATGCTGCTTTAATGCGTAAATCTAATTTCGATTCTAAATTGTCTATCTGTGAGTCGATCTTCCCCATCCTGTTATCAACTCGAATTTCAAATGCGGAAATCAGTCCCCGAACTTCCTGCACGTTGCCACGGTTCCGGCCTTCCTGACGATCTATATTCTTAAATACCTCGGTAATGTCATCTTTTAAGTCGAGCTTAATATCACTTAAGTCTGAGCGTGTATCAGATAACAACTCTTTGAACTGATCCACTAGCTTCTCGACGGCCTCATTTTCTTTTTCGAAAACAGCTAACGTCTTCTCTATGCCAGATAAGTCAGGAGCAGTGTACTCGCTAATCGTTTTTTCCATCGCCGTCCATTTTGCATAAGCCTCGAAGCCACCCCAAATTGCACCGCCAATAGCGCCAAGCAACGGCACTACCAGCAATAGTTTGCTGCCAGAAAATTTAATCCCAGAATATTCTATTTCCGCCACTGCATTTTCACCAAGTCGCTCATATCTTGTCCGGCTTGCGCTGCAATCCACATCGCGGACGGATGATCGTAATTTGTTCCGCCATCCATTTTAACTGGAACATACCAATCCTCCAGATCCTGCAATTCGACAGACTTATACGTTGGCGCTGACATCCTCATCACACTGAGTGCCGCGCCTTGCATGGCGGATTCATAATTTTGACTCAACGTCGCCATCACTCGCGTACTTATTTTTTTCACAATACGCTGCTTTTTCGATTTTGCTTTTTCTTCTGCGCTAGCTTCCTTCTCTGGCTCTGGCTTTTCATCAGAGCTAGACGCTACTAAATTCGACTCTGCCGCTTCCGTAGATTCAGGCTCCGCTGGCGCGCTGTCATTTTCCGCAATCTCTGTTTCTGCGGATTCCGCTTCCGGCTCCGATTCGGCAACTTCCACTTCAGCGGGTTCCGGCTCAGACATCTCTGGCGCATCTACCTCAGCAACCTCGGCTTCCACAGCCACCGGCTCTGACTCCATCGTGTCCATTTCCACAGCCACCGGCTCCGACTCCATCGTGTCCAACTCTGCCATCGCCGCTTCCATTTCAGGCATATCCTCGAACACTTCGGCCACCGTCATTTCCGGCTGTTCTTCAAAGCCCATCGTGTCCATCGTGTCCATCGTGTCCATGCTGTCCATAGTGTCCATCGACGCTAAATCGTCCGCTGGTGCCGACGAACTCGCATTTGTCGTAGAGGCATCCACAACAGGCAGCGTGGTGACGGTTTCGGACTGCACATTGACTTGAAACGAATCGATAATGTTGCCCGTTCCGGTTTCAGTCAGCGTCACAGTTACCGTATCACCTGCGCCCACGATTTCACTTAAAACGGGGTTGCTAAATATTTCTTCTGCATCAACAACAAAAGTTACTTCTGGCTCTGGCTCTGGCTCTGGCTCTGGCTCTGGCTCTGGCTCTGCAATAATTTCTGGCGCTGGCTCTGGCTCTGCAATAACTTCTGGCTCTATTACGATAATGATTTCCGGCTCTGGCTCCGCGACAACTTCTGGCTCTACCTCGACAACCACTTCTGGCTCTGGCTCGACTATTTCTTCCATCGCAAAGTCTAAAGCATCGTCCATGTCGTCCTGAATCACATCGATGATTTGGCTTTGCACAAACGAAATTGCATCATAGCCAGTTGTGAGCCATGGATCAGTGAACTGCGGCCCATAAAGCCCACTAGGATAACCCGCATCTTGGCCGTACAGCTCCATCAGCATCGACAGCTCAACCCAAGAATTACTTACGACAGTCTGCTCAAATTGGTATTCGCGTAGATTTGCATAATCGAGGACGAAATCATGCTCATATTTTTCAACAACCGTTGTGCCATCTTGCAGCGTCAGCGTTAAATTAAAATTGTCTTGGCAATCTCCGCCGGTTTGATCACAAGTTGGCAGAGAGGCGTTGCTGGAGTGCGAATCGACTGTCACGCCGTATGCTAAATTAAAACCTGCATTGATCTCGGCAATCGTCATTTCATTCGTTAGATCAACGGTTGTGCTGTATGTTCCTCCCGCTGCGCCCGTACAAGCCTCTCCCAGCTGACACCCATCCTCGTCGCCAGTCATAGTTGCATCACCGCTCGTCATAAACGATGAAATGCCGGGGAGCAAATTTTCTGAGATTGTCGGCGTTAACACAATCTCGTCCGCTGATGCAGAGGCAATCAGGAAAAATAAAACAATCGTTAATCGCACTGTTTACGGCCTCCTAACTCTCTACAGTACACTGCGCTGCCGCCGGGGCCTCTCACCCAACCGCTAGGTTTTTCATCTCCATCGCTAGTCGGTTTAGCCGCCTCTCTTTTCCGGTAGTCCTTTTTATCAGGCCGTCTATCAGCATTTTCTTGCCAGAGGGCTAAAGAGTCTGCGCCAATCTTTCCCTCGTAGGGACAGGGCGTACCGGCCATTTCCATCGCTTCAAAAACACGCTTATCCTGGCAAAGCAATGAGACACCAGCGACTTTCATGCCCATAAAATAAAGGCTTCGAGCGAGCTTTATCCGTTCGCAATTTTTGTCTCGGATCGTTGTGCCAGCGGCAAAACCGAATATCTGCGTCTGGAGTGCTGCGCTCGCCGGAAACGAGCAAACGTCCTGATTGTTCAAGACGATGTTAGGGGCGGAGGCTGTTGGCGGTGTTCTGTCTACAGTCGTCGTGCCGGTGACTGTCGAGGTGATGGTGTTAACGCCTTGCGCGTAAGCGGAGGCGGCAATGATGCATAAGTAAACAGCGATAAATAAACGCATATCGCCTCTGGATCTTATTAGATCACGCCTTTCTCTTTCAGCAAAAAACCAATTACACCGCCGACGATTCCGATCAGAATCAGCCAATTTTGTTCAGTCAGCATGCCGATGCCCATAACGGCTGCACCGGCTGCGGCGTAGCTTGACGGCTCCGTAAAACGATCAATAATCCAATGAATAAATTTCATTTCTATACCTCTTGCTCCGCATGAGTTTTGTAAGCAGCTTTTACGGGATCAGTCCACGCAGCATTTGCAATCGCCTGCACTGCGGCGTCTTCGCCAGAGATGTCAGTTGCCGTATGCGTCCAGCCGTCATCCGCATTGCCTGTCGTCGTGAACGGCGCTAAAACATGACGATGCCGGTTCCTAGAAATCTCCACGCCATCCTCTTTAATGATTGTGTCCGTTGCCACTTGAACATTCCAAGCGTTTACAACTTCGATTTTCGGTATTTCTGTAGATTTTAGTAATGCCATTTTTTTTCCTTTCCTAAGCAGTTCTGTAATGCACGTCGATTACAGCATATCTCCCGCTACCGGCTGAAATAGTTGTCGCGAGCCACGGGCTTCCGTTGACGTTTGTGCGCGGCTCGACAATCGTTGCAGAGCCAGCAATTCTCGCCCAAGCCCCGACAGAGTTAGCCGCTCCGATGTTGTAGAGCGCTATAGAGCCAACAGCGACAGTGGACGCTGCAAAAGGCAAACCGGAAAATTTGAGAGAGCCAGACGCCCCTGAAGTATCCTTATTCGCGATATAAACTTCTGCATGCACGTCCAGGCCGGTTTTCGTGTACGTCCCGGTGGCAGTCTGATCGCTGGATGGGTTGCCAGTGCTTCCAACTATTGTTGCAGTCCAATTTCCGAATTCGTAATCGTCTAGTAAATTTGCAGCCGTGGCGCTCGTAACGCCGAGGTATACGCCTTTGCTGCCAGTGCCGAATAGCAAATTACCTGCTGAAACTTCAACATCTGTTGCGCCCGTGCCTACGTTCAGCACCGTTGTGTCGGCATCATTTTTTATCGTGATGTCATCTGTCGAGCCTTGGCCCGTGAGAATAAGTCCTTCGGCAGAGGTGTATCCAATCGCGGCATTATCTGCGGCAGCAGTATCACCGTCTGGCTCGAATGTCGCGGCGGTGGCGACGCCAGTAACATCTAAACTCGATACAATCAATGGATCTGTACCAGACACCTGCACCTGCATAATCTGGACAGTGCTTGTGGTATTTAGGATACCCATAAACATTTTGCCAGCAGCGTGCTGGCCCGCAGTCAGCGCAGCTCCGTTATCCTGCAAAGCAATCGCACCCAGGCCAGAGATAGCCACCGTTGTCGCAGTGGTATTCGTGCTACCGCTGGCCATCCACACAAACCTTTGTCCTGCCGCGTAAGCCGTTATGGCCGGTGAGGGCGATAAGGTTATAGCATCTGCCCCTCCGCCCGCTGTACCGCACCACACAAACGCCTCCGCCTGTGCTTGGCCCAGTGATAGGCTGTCTGTCGAAGCAGCGCCGACTTTCATCGCTGTGAACTTGTGCGTGGCAAGTGGAATATCGCCCGTGACGACGGATTGGCCGTCTACCGCGATGGATTGCGTGAGTGCCGTGGCGATCTGGCTATTATTCGTATCCACCTCGGTTGACGAAATAACCGTGCCGCTAACGAAATTCGGGTATGGATTTGAGTATGTGCCTGAGCCGTTTCTAGCCATTGTTTAATTCCTAATTGATTCGTAGGGCGAGCGTTGCATTAGAGCTTCTAACATTTCACGCCTATTTTTTTCATCTGCCCGATTTGCTACTCCGGTTGCAGTTATAGCGGCGGGCCTATAATCGGCTCCTGTTTTGGCGGCAAGTCCCGCTAATTGGCCCCCAGCATGGGCCGTTTCGCCGATTATTCGTGGCACTGAAGCAGGAATCAATGCACCCCACCAAGGGCTTTGCGTTAAAACGCCCATTAATGCAGCGCCGCCCAAAACTGTATTACCCCTAGTAAGTCCGCGAGGCTCCCATCCGCTCATGGCTTGCCCTGCAACAGATGACGCTAACGGTTTTTTTGATGCCGCCTCTAGCGTGTCTACATAAGCGGCTCCCGTGCCAAAATCCGTAGAATTATTTCGCATAATTTTGGATAGCTTTCTAGCAGCAGCATCTACACTAGATCCCGACGTAAGACTAAGCGTTTTGTTGATTTCGTTAATTTCGTCAGTAGCTTTTGAGTAATCACTCATAACTTCCGCATAATCCGGCGCTTGATTTTTAATAATGTCGCCTACCGCGTGGTATACGGATTGTGTAGCAAGATTTTGTTGTTCGTTTTTATTTTTCCAATCAATAAGGCTACCAATTCTTTGTTTTATAAAATCCATGCCCTCGACCGTATGCCACAGATCAGGCTGCTCTAGTCTAAATTCCTCTACCGTTTCTTTGACTTTATTTAATGCCGATTCTATTTCTGATGAGGCGGATTTCCCTAAGCGAGTATTGTCCGCTATGGCCGTATCTAATGCTTCCTCGACAAGACTGTAATCCAGCACTGTTGCGTCTTGGGTAATAGGCTCTATATTTTGTTTATAATGTGCGTTGCGTTCAGCTCGCATTGCGGCAAGCCCATCTTTAGCGTTCTGCACTAATTCTTGTATGCTTCCTTCCCCGCGCATAAACTTCCTAAAAGCTCTGCCTTGTTCTCCACCCTCAAACCCTGATTTTACTGCTTGAACGATTGGTGCAGAGCCAGTTCCACTAAGAGCAGATGGAACGAAAGTTAGTAAATTCTGCACGCCGGGTTGCTTCATTCCAAATTTTGCTACCTCGCCGCCTCCTCTGAGCGCTGAATACATCGGATCGGCAAATTTTGCCGCATCGGCTACGGCCTGCCCGCCTTTTGCTAGGCTTTCGGCACCCGTAGCAAATGCCCCAGCCGCCCTAGACGCGCGGGGAAAATTGAGCTGACGATTAATTTGAGGCATCACCAACGGGTTAGAAGTGGCATCGGAGAGAACACGCGCTCCTTTACCTAATATTCCAGAAGCTTTAGCAACCGCCATACCTCCGCCAGTAAAGAATGCCGATAGATCGGATACGGCTCCTGCTGGATCACTAGCCAAAGTTCGTCTTAATCCTGCAAACGCATCACCTTCGTCGCCACCATATCGCTTTACAATAAAGTCTCCGAAGGCGTCGGCTGCTGATTCGTCCAATTCCAAACCTGGAATTACCTTAGAAGCTACGCCTTTTCCTAAATCTGCGACGGCGGTAATAGTGTCAACGGGATGCCTAACCATTTGCCAAATATCATTAGCCATTTGCTTACCGCTCTCGGCAGCATTTTCTCGCATTAGTCCAGGAACCTCCGCCCAATCTGGCGTAAAAGGTGCTTCGCCAGACGCTATCGATTCGTCACCGGAACCTATACGCGGCTTAATAGCATGAGACTGGGCATCTTTAAGCAGAAGCTGTTTGTAAAAATCACTCATTTTTTTAGCCTCCTTTTAGCCCTTTTTTTTCTGCTCTTTGTCGTCGTCTTAATTCGTAAAGATATGCGATAGCATCGTCGCGACTAGAGGGGCGATCGAATGCTTCTAATTGCTTCATTGCGTTCGTAACGTCTTCTTCATTCGCGCCTTTCGGCAAGAATATATTCTGCGCAAATGTTACTTCTTTTTCCTTCTTAAGATCGTACCAAGATCTAAGTCTTCCGTCGTTTGTTCTTTTGTTCCACTGTTCGTAAATATCATTTCCTTGAGAAGCTCTACCAAGTGCCATTCTTACGAGCGCACCATGCGTAAGCGTATTACGCCCAGCTATAACTTCCTGTAGAAACTCCCTTTCGGCTGGCGTATCTAATCCTCTTGCCCCGATACCCAGTATTTTCAATAACTCGAATACTGTAGAACCCTGTAAAGCCGCCATAAACTGTGCATCGGTGGCATTCCGCGTAGCTTCCTCACCCCCGAAATCAGCTACTATAGAATCAAGCGCCGTTTGCCAACCTTGAAGTTTTCCGCCGAAATCAGCGTCCATCGTATCAAGACGGGCTAACATTACGCCGACTTTTTTGTTTACTTTCTGAGCGCTCGTAACTTTGTCATACAAAATATTGTCTCTTTCTGCCGCCGCTGTAGCATTCTCGAAGCCATACTGCTTGGCATAAATGTGTGCCACTCTTTGCTCTGGAGGTACTTCTTTTTCCAGCAAAGTCGGGTCGCGGCCCCACGTACTAATAGTTGCAATATTTGCTCCCTGATCGCGTACTTGATCAGCGCGTATAATGATTTCCATATCCCTAACTTGTTGTTGGGCTTTAGCGATTTCCGCCGCTGGTGCCTTGCTCGCTGTTAGCGCCGCAAGATTTACGCGTAACAAGTCAAGATGTTTATGTTGTGCTACAAGTGCGCTGTCTGCTCCTCCAGACTCCGCTGTTATCCTAGCTTTCAAAAAGTTTGCTGCTGCCAGTCTATCAGCCACGTTCCTTGCTTCTTCGCGCTCGTCTTCAAGAAGCGCTGCCGTTCTTAACGCATTGGCTTGCTGGACACGGGCATTAGCAGTCATCTGCTGTTGCAAATTACGTCCGGCATCCGTTCTGGTTTCCACTCCTCCGATTCGATCCAGTAGAGCGCCAGGGGAAGATTGATCAAGCGCAAAATCACCTGCTATTTGCCCTCTTTCCTGCTCCACGGTTTGAGGATCGCCAATCAACGCTGACATCATTCTTGGATCTTCACCAAGTGGCATATCAATGTATTGATCTGCCGTTCCAGCTTGCGATTGAAATGTTCCTAATTGCGCTGAATCCAGTCCTAATGCGCCGGTATCCGATCTTATGATCTCACGCGGTTCGGGTACAGGCATGTCTAACGATGGGCTTTTTACAGGCATGTCTAACGATGCAGGCGTGTACAAATCTTGGGCATCAATTCCGAGTCCTTGATCTGTAGGCGCTAACTCGGCCCTTTTTTCAGCTTCTCGCGCTTCTGCTTTATACGGCGAACTATAGGCTTCGTAATCTGCCTCGGTAATTTCTGGCGTTGCTAACTTACTGTATAAGTCTGTCGTGTCCGCCGCTTCTTGGTTTTTCTGATACCGCCCCAACAGAGCGCGGGCAATCCTTGAAAATGCCTGCTCCTTAGTTGCAGAGCCTGTTGGCGGCTCGAACAAGGCTCGATTACGCCTTTGGATATCGGCCTGTTCACCGCCCAACGCTTCGAGAACCGGCGTTCCGGCGAAATCAACAGATCCAAACCGTGCATTACCTGCTTGTGCAGCCATTAGCGCAGCTAACATTTGTTCTTGTTTAGTCATGGGCCGAACCCCGGAATTTTGCTTAATCCTTTACCGAAAGCACTAGTGCCTACAAGCGCAGCACCTAAATCGCCATACGCCCCAGTCGTTGCATTCTGCCGCCCAAGTTGAGCGTTGTAAGCGCTGACTTGATTCGCGTAGTTATCTCCAGCCAATCCAGCATAATCCGTCGCAGCGATAGCCGTCGGAGCAACCGCCCCGAACGTGGGATTTTGGATTTGAGTACCAGACATCAGCGCAGAGGTTTCATTTAGCGGCAGATTACGCAAGTAAGCCTGCTCTTGGATAACGCGCTGGCGCTGTTGATCACCCAACCCGAATAGTCCCGTCTGCATCTGCCCTAAATTCTGTAGCTCTTGCATTGGTATCTGACGTTGGCGTAATTGCTCGCTGATTTCTCGATCACGCACAGAACCCATCGCATCAAACTGGCCCTGGCGCAAAGCCTGCTCTTGGCCATACATGCCCATGAGCTGCTGCTGCTCCGCTGCCGGTAACGCACGCAAGTAATTTTGCTCAGAGATGGCATTTTGACGCGCCTGAGTCCCGATCCCGAATAACCGAGATTGCTCCACCCCACCTGCCTGTATCGCAGCATTCTGTGCGGTTTGATACGCATCATTCTTGCCAAGGTTAAAGTCTCGCATGGCGCTCGAAAATGCTTCACTGCCTCGCGGAATGCCGGAGTTAGCAAGCTGATTCTCCATCGCTACCTGCTCGCTCTGAAAACGTGGATCTAAGCGCGACTGAGATTGCCCGTAAAGCGAATCGATAACCTGCTGCCTAGCCGCTGCGTCAGCTTCAGGAGCCGCTGGAGCCGATGAGTAATCAAACGGGGTGCTATAAGATTCTGCGGCGGTGATCGCGGCTTGCGTGCCAGCGTCCGCTGCCGCACCGATGCCTTGAGCGGTTGGGGCAAAAGATTTCCCGGCTTGCAAGTCATACGGGTTTTGCGTCATCGCAGTTAAATTCGACACCGTCTGCCCATAGTTTGAAGTATCTCCACCCGCTGGCATGCCCTCATAGGTGAAGGGCGTCGATAAAGTTTCTCCGACACGCCCGACTTGTTGTCCTGCGACTGTATTGAGTTGTAAATTAACGGCATTTTGTTGATCTAGAATCGCTTGCTGAGCTGGATCAAGCCTGAAGGTTCTTGACATTCTTTGAATGCCTTGCGGCGTCTGATCACCGGTTGGCGAATAAGTAGACGAGCCGTACGGCGTGAATTCATCGATTTGATTTAATTGCGCTTGAGAGACAGCCGTTTCTCGGTTTATTGCGCTCTGCGCCTGCGCCACTTGCGACGGATTATATGGTTGCGGCGCGTCCGGTGTCTTTTTACCCATTGTTCTCTACCCATTTTTTCGCTGGCTCAGAATAAAGGCCGTATGTGATCGCAGTCGCCTGATTTTCTCCGGCAAACGGGTGCACGCCCTCCTGCTTGAATCCCAAGCCAGTAAGCAATTTCCGACAACGTTTATTTTTTTTCGTGGTGATGGCAGACAACCTCTTAACGCCAAGCTGGACAAAGGGATAAGCCAACATTGCCCGTATATTGCCCTGCGTGGCCCACTTCGGGGTCGCTGCTACAAAGGATACTTCGATGTCCGAAGAATAACGATAATTATTGTAGATTGCCACTGCCATAATTTCATCCTCCTTATCTACGACGCCTATGGCCGTCAAAGGCCGTTGGAATGGCCCGATGCCGCTGCGTTCCGCCCACGTCGCTAGTTCTTCATCTCGGCCGAATACTAAAGTAGTCAAATCGAGTTACCTTGCTGCCAAATCATGTCGTAACTGTTAAATTTTATCGTGATTGACTTTGTAGCGCCGTGGATCGCGGGCGAAGCCGCCTCGCCTAAGCCCATAACCGTCACCCAATTCGCAACCTGCGCCTCGCCCGTCCAGTAGGATTCATCCCATTTAGCAACATCCCACAGCGCTCCAGCGATAGTTGGCTCGCTAGGAATTGATGTCGGAGTAGCGGAGGAAAAGTCGATATTTAAATCTATGGCAAAACCGGGAACGCCAGTTGTCGTAAAGTGTGGCCGACAGAGCGTAAATAGCTTTTGATTGCCACGCGCTCCATAGTACGAAAATGCAGGCCGTATTTTCCAATCAATATTGGCAGCATTGTCATTCAAGCCGGTATCGGCCTTGTAAATTATTCCGCCGTCTTGAGCGCCAAAATACAGATCACCGTTATACAAAGCCCAGCAAGCCGCGTTTTGGTTGGTAAATTGGCACCACGCACCTGTTTGCGTGTTGATAACATACTGCAAAGCTACCGTTGTACTCGTTGGGATATTAAATAATTGATACGAACCTTGCGGGTAATGCAGCGACTGCCATCCAAAATTAGCGCCATAGCTTCGCGCAGAGGCCAAAAACTCGTTCTGAATATTGGTTGACATCGCCATGCTCGTGCTGGCAACTTGATCAATCGGCAAAAATGTCGTCAGCGATATAGCGCCATCTTGCGTCGTCACGATTAAATCAGAACCCACTTTCTCAATGCACCGCCTACCAATAGGCTTGCCGATACTAAATACGCCAGACAACACCCAATCTGCGGCTGTGCTGGGATCGTTGCCCGAGTACAAAATAACCTCGCCTTCGGACGTTATTGCGACGAATAGATCGTCGGGGCCAGAGCCACCATCCCGAGTCCATGAGCCGATCGCCATCAAATAGCCGCCTTTACGACATAGCCCGCTCAAATCGAACGTCGAAACTGTGCCAGCCACGGAAACCACCGGCAAATAGCCAAATGTCAGGCTTTGTTTGAAAACGAAAAACAGCCGCCGCTGATGCGTCGTGACGTGAATAATGTTGGCTGCGGTGACGCTGGAAAGCGTTGGCGTAACAAAGGCTGAGCCATTGTAATAAATCGGCGCATCCTCTCCATTTACGAAATACAGAAAGTTGCCGCCCGACGTTCCCATCATCGTGGTTTGCCATCTGGCATTCGTTTTGCCGGTGGCAATCGATGTTGAGCCACCTGCTGCGCTCGAATCGTAGATAACACTCCCGGCGGCGCTGAGTAGCTTGCGCGTTACCGGCCCCGCATATTCCACCAGCGTTTCTACAGCCCCAGTGCCGTTGCCGGTGCTATGCGATTCGTAGCCGCTACGCAAGTCGCAGCTTGTAAGATTCGGAAATACATTATCGAGCTGAACCGCAAAGTCTTCGGGCATATTTGCCAGTGAATCGCGGGCGTTCCAACCTCTCACGGGCGCAGGAATGCTGACGCTTTGCGACGTTTTGACTCTTTGAGCGTTGTTATTAAGCGGCTGTAACATTTTTAGATGGGGCGCGAGTCGCTGCGGGGCGCGTTAACGCCTGCTGCATTGTCGTAGTTTGCGGATAGTTTCTGCGTGGATCGTAGTTGATTATGGGCATATTCGGTTCAATTTGTACGCGGGGCGGCGCGACATAAGGCTTCGCAGCGGCCATAGTTCGATTTATCGGCGCAATCGGGGCGGTATTTATTGGCCGTGCGCCAGCATTAGCAATGCCAGGGTATGCCCCTGCATAGGCGCTCGTTGGGTGCGGGCTAAAAGCAATGTTTTGATTTTCAGGCTCAAAAGTCGTGATTTCTCTATTGCCGCCTTGTAAATTACTATATGCAGTCGGCGTTCTAGTCACCCCCGATCGGTTTATATTGTCATATAAAGCTGCTCCGACTTGTCCAGCGGTGCGTAAATGGGGTGCTACCACTCCAAAAGCGGTGCTTAATCCTTGCCCTAGGGTACCTAATGTTGAAGCTGTTGATCCGGCGTTAGCGGCAGCGCCAACCATTCTATCGATTGAATTTCCTGCTGTTGTTGCTGGCCCTCCCAATGTACCCAACTTGTCGCCAATTACGCCGCCACCGTAAGCCAATGTTCCGGCAATGGCCGCATTTTTCGCAATATCGCCAAAGTCTCCGCCTTGCAGGGCAGTATTAAAAGCCGATCCAGCCGCTGCCCCCCAAGGGCCACCAAATACAGTTGCTCCTATCTGCACCACGGTGCCAAAGGCTTGCTTTAGCGTAAACTTTCTTTTGGGGCGCTGGTTTTTCCACTGAACGTGACGGCCAGCGTAATCCATCGCCGCAAATTTTTGTATGTCGTTCGCTCTATCTGGGTTTATGCCATTGTCCGTCATAAATGTTCGAGCGTCTTTCGCGAGCGAAGATCCAGGCGCGCCCTTTGCCAGCCCTTGATAGATGTCATATGCGTTGGCACCATCGGCATAGGTTCGAGACATTTGCATGCCCATGCCGACTATTGTTGGATCAAAGCGGTGATAGCCATCGGCATTGTGATCTAGATCAAAATTTGGATTCACCCAGCCGACTTCACCGAATTTCGGCAGATCGCCGAGTGTTTTTAGTCCCTGGCCGATATTTGGGTTAGGTTTTCCAGCAACCACTGGCTTTAACGCAGGTTCGGCGCGTGGCCTTGACGCCCCTGTACTTCGTGCTGGTGGAATATATTGTCCGGCTGGAGTACCCATGACATTAATTCACGCTAATTTTGGCTGTAAATACTGCGACAATAGCGCCTTAGCCATTTCATCCCAATCCTCAGTAATTATATTACCGGCCATTTGACTCTGTTCTAAAACGGCTAGTTCTTCAGGGGTTAGGTTGTTTATCTGATCGGGCGCAATACTCGGAGCCGCATTCGCGCCATATTGCGCTAAATACGCCTGGATCTGCTCCTCGGTAACCATTACGCCCAGCTCCCCTCGGGGATATAGACGCCGCGTGTCGGGGTATGGCCCGTCATATCTAATATTGGCCTACCACCTGCGCGGGACGTTTCCATCGCTAGTTTCTGCTCGTAGCTTCGATAATCTTCAGAATAATCAAGGCCGTTCTTTTTCTTGAATCGCCAGATAATTCCCATTTCCATCAGGTGTTCATCGAGGACACCGACATCGGTATCTGCTGCCCATTTCGACTGGTTAGTACCTGATGCGGACTGGCAAAAGTAAGTGGATTGATACTCAAATACCCAAGTATTACCAGCGGATGGGGCGGGGTATGCGTATAGCTTGCCACCGAATATTCTGTAGCTCGCATATGGGCCAGTAGCCGTGCGGGCTTTCAGTGCTTGCCATTCAATGGGGGAGAGCGGGCCACGCACAGGTTGGGTGAGTGTTCGATCCCAGAACGTCGAGCTCGTGATATAGCTGAAGCCAGGGGCGAGAGTTGTCATGACGCCCTGTAATTCCGCCGCCAGCGAAGTGTGGGTAACTTCGATTTGGGTGGCAGGCCACGAAAATCTGTCTAACAACTCCCGCCCTTCCGTATTTGCCATCGCAAGCAGCGTGACAATGTTTTGATCTGTCGAGCCAATCACAGCGGCTGGCTCACTCAAACCAATCGAGTCGCACGAATTTTGGACTATGGTTAGAAGTGTCATGCTGCCTCTTTTCTCGGCCTACCGCGTTTTGCTTGGCTTGGACGTGCTTCCGAGTCATTCTGCAAAGCCGCAATTTGCTCGCTTTGCGTATGAATTAATTCTTCCATCGTTTCGATTTTTATCTGCAACGCAGAGATTTCTTCAGCGGCTTTATTTGTTTCTGCGTTTTCGAGATAGATTTTGGCTTTTTTAACCAAAGCTAGGCCGCCCATGCCTAAGCGCCTAATTGCATCGGCGTTGGATAGCGCTAAATCTTCGACTGTCTGTATGCCTGCCTCTTGGCACGTTCTTAATTGCGCGGGGGTAACTCCCGGCCAATGTTTAACACTGGAGCCGTTTACGGGCACTTCTAGCCCTTGTTTCCAAGCGTCATAGGCTTGCAGGTAGTAGGGGATTGGGCGATCACCGCGCCTGTTGCCATTCCGCCACTCGTTGAGTAGCTGCTCTGTGACGACTTTCTCGGAAACCAGCGTGCCTTGACTGCCTGCTGGTGTTAATTTCGCGTACTCGACATCCTTGTATACCGGCATCCCGGCCTCAATTGATGCGTTTCTGTCTTCATCAGCTCGAAGTTCGAACTCGATATAACAGGGCCGCTCTTTGTTATCGCCCGCCAGAATGTCAACCATAAATGTCTCCAAAGATTAAAAAAATGAGCGCCCAAAAGACAGGGCGCTCACAAGGGAGCTACTTAAGGCCTAATTAAGCAGCAGTTCCGTCATCCATGAACGGATATTGAATCTCAAACTCGGCAAGGCCTGTCGATGGTGTCCCGATAGCCGAGGCACCTTTTGCGAGTTTCACTCGATCACCAGCAACAACAGCGTCGTCAATTTTGCCTGCTGTCGCAGTCGCATAGACTAAGCCGTTGTCCGCGTAACCAGCCAACACCGTGCCGACACCTTTGCCATAAATCTGATACCAGCCGTACTGACTGGCAACATTAATTGACATAGAGATGCCGACGGGGCCGATGGCATTTGCCGCCAACAACGCAGTGGTGTTGTCATCTTGGTTAAAGGTGACGAAAGATCCGAGGAGTGTTGAAGCAACACCCGACAGATAGATAAACATCCCAGCTCCGTATGCCGTTGAAGCCGTATCGTTAGCTTGCACGATAGTCCCCAGCACTTGGTTTTGGGTTGTCGAAGTGTCGGCAATATTCTGCATACCGGCGATTGGGTTTATTATTTGATAGTCAGACATGATTTTCTCCTGATCTGATTTCCGGTTAAGCCTTCATTACGCCTTGCAGCGAACGATTGCTCACAGTCATATTGCCCTGCCAGATAATTGGCAGCACTTCAGCGTCTTGGTTTACCGATGATTTCTCGGGGACTTCCGTCCAGTTTGCGTCGCGATGGGCGCAAAGGCCGATGTAATCGGTATTCAAGAAGTATGCGTGTTGATCAGGCATACCCGCCGCTAGACTGTCATATACCACGTCCGCGCCTTTGTACTTGAGCGAAGTCGTGCCGGTTTTCAGATCTGTCGTGTTGGTATAACGCTGGATTGAAGTCTGACTGTTGTCGAAGAACGTAAAATACGTGTCATCCATCACAATCAAATCAGGCTGATCATTGTTTCGCGTCAACTGCAACCACAGCGGAAGCATCATGCTTTCGATAGTGGTAGCCGATGGCGTGATCGCACCGCCGCCTTGAATTGGCGCAGCAGCGGACTGAAGTCCTGACTTCCAGAACGTATATGTCGATGAGTTGATACCGCCAACCGTTCCCGTACCTGCATCAGAGACTAACGCTTGCAAACCGTTGATCTGGTTCGCTGCGGTGCCATCCGAATACATGTCGCTGGAAAAGTTGTTACCGGCAGTCTTCATGGCGTTTTTCAGCTTGTTTTTAACGAGCTTAATGACGCCTTCCTTACCGGCATTCTGACGAACTTCGAGGCCGCTGGCGACGACGTTAATCGCAACCTGTTTCCACGAAAAGTTCGCAGCGGTAAACACTTCCGACTGCGCGATGTCTAGCGTGTCATATCCGCTATAGCGTTGGTACGTGCCATTCTCGGCATAATCCAACGGCACCTGAATTTCCCAACCGCCGGAGATCAGATCAACGCGATCCTTTTCCGTTAGCCGCTGGTGCAACGCAGTGTGGTTTGAAACGTTATCCGTAACGTATTTGTTTTTGAAGTGACGATACGTGATCGCCGATATTTCTGTAAAGCTACTATTAGCTGGCATGATTAAACACCTTCTTTATCTACGCTGATATGCGCTCGTCAACTAAGGCTCCGATAAAATCATCTACATTTTTTGAATGAGCAACATTTGGCGGCAATGTGCCAGTAGATTGAATGTTAGTTCCCCCGGCGCGTCGAGCGTTTGCGGCAGTTTGTTTTGCCTTGGCGACTCGTTGCGTGTTTGCTTTCGCTTGTCGATCAATTTCCATTTTCGATGACACGCCATCATTGGCCGCTGCGGCCATCTTGTATGCTATGTCGAGATATTGATCGTGCGAGAGTCCGGGTTTACTTTCTTTCAAGCTAACGACGATCGGAACCATTTCATCATGGAGATCCTCATAAAACGGATGCGCTGCCGCAAAATCGTTTATGACGCCGCTTACTACTTGGCCTTGCTGCTGTAATTGTTGCTGGTTCTGTTGTGCAATATGATTTTCTTGAGCTGCTATTCGCTGCTGCAAATCAACAATTTGAGGATCGCTAGGGGCTTGTTGGCCTCCAGCGTGTTGGTTAGCTACATCAGCTAAGGATAATCCGCGACTTTCGAGAAGATAACTAGTAAACCCAATCGGATCTCTTTGCGCATAATCGGATAAAGAAAGTAGCTGTTCAAAACCCTGGGCTACATTCATACCGTTCATCGCAAATTGCTCACGCCTTGAGCCAGCTACCCTGTCGAGATCTTCGTAATATTTCCTTTGCTCTGCAACTTCCATCGTTTTTTTCGTGTAATCAGCCTCTTGCTCCTTAACGCGATCTGAAATCCATTGCTGGCTCTCAGGCGGTAAAGCGTAATATGCCTCACGATCTTTCGCCGACATCGACTGAGGCGCTGTAGTGATCTGAGATTCAGGCTCAGCGTTTCCCTCGTCAGTTACGGTTTCCGCCGATACTTCGACGGCTTCTTGGGGTACGGATTCCTCCGCACGATCCCTAATTTCTTCAGCAGGGGATGACTCAATATCGGATGCTTCGGCAGCGTCAAACTGCTCACTAATAAAGTCACCAATAGATTCCTCTACCGGCTCCGCACCAATTACTGCATCATCATCAGCCATATTTTCACCCTGTTGGTTACCAATCAATTTCGTGGGCCATGTCCTGCGCGGCTTTATCAACGGCTCGATCTATCGCTTCTTCATGCCGCTTCCGTCCGTGCTTTTTAACATCCTCAAATTCACCTTTTTCGTGAACTCGACACCCATGTTTCTCTAAATTCTTTGCGTGCTCGCGCTTCCCGTCGATAATGTCGCCGGTAATTGGACACTCATACGCCGCATAATCGCCCTGGACATACGGCCCAGACGCACGCTTCGCTGTTCTTGATGCAGACTGCCCGTAGCTCGATCTATCCCAAGAAATATTGTCGTAATTGTCTTTGTATGCGCTCATAGTTGGATTATTGCAACATATTGCCTTGATCATCAACCACAACCGTAGTTTCAGTCACTTCTGGCTCGCCAGCCACAAGCATTGTTGTTTCTGCCAAAGGCAAATTAGTCGCAGACACCACAGATTTAATGCGATCCATAATTTCCGCTGCTCGATTGAGTGCCTGCTCTGGATCTGTCAGTGTCTCATCGCCACCACCGAACTCCGCCATGATTGTCTTAGCCAGTTCGACTTGACGCTGTTTATCAGCCTCCATCGCCTCGAACTGCATTTTTTCGCGAGCCATCAACATGTCTGCTTGTATCTTGTTCGCCACATCAGGCTCTGGCTTCTGCGCCTCAAATTCCTTAATCGCTATTTCGCGCTCTCGCAATACCAATTCTTTTTCTTGCATCGCTAGATCGGCTTGCTTGATCTGAGACTCTAACGTCATCTTCGCTTGATCAATCTGCATCTTCTGCTGAACTTCTTGTTGTTTGATCTGGGCTTCCTGCGCCTCAATCTGCAACTTCATTTGCAACGCTTGCTCGACGCCTGCGCCCTCTTGCTGCTCTGCATTTGCTGTTGGATCGTTCTCGCCAATCATATCGAGTGCGTCCTCGACTTCGCGCCCAAGTTTGAATCGACGCACAGCGGACATAATCATCGCTTTAGCCGCTTCAATCGGTAAATATCCAGCTTCTACCGCTGGCCCGGCGTCAGCAATAAATGCGGAGACACCTTGCAGCAGTTGGGTAATAGCTTGCTGATCAGCGGCGTAATCGCCAGAGATCGTAGAATCTGTCTCAATATCGACACGAAAACTGCGCTGCTTGTCGTCACGCAAAAGCTGGATGCACTCATCCCACGTCGGTTTTTCCAGTATTTCCAGCATTTCCGGTGTCAGTGCGGGCGGAGCGGGCGGTACGGGCGGCGGCGCTAATTCTGGTTGTCCGGGTGCCATAGGTGGCCCCATCGGTGGTGCTTGCATTGCCATGCTTTGCATCTGAGTTGTGATTATTTGTTGTTTTTCTTCCATTGTCGGCAACTGAATATCAGTCATCATCTGCAAAGACTCTGACGTGAATTGCTCGCTAATAATTTCAGCAGCAATACGAATTAAATCCCTAGCGTATCGCTGTATGTCCCGGCGTGAATCATCGAGGCGCATTGTGCCGAACTGCACCTTGAGCTGCTGTGCGCCCAATGTCTCCATCGCCGCAGAGCTACCGCGCATAATGTCAGCAATGCCGGTGATTTCGTAAATGGTTGTCTTGATCTGCTCCCGCTGCTGGTAGAGCTGCCCGAGAATGCCTGCGATCTTCTCAATCGGCCACATCCAGATAGCATTCGCGAGTCCGCCAGATTGCATCAGCGGCAACACATCTTGCGCCGGAACCATCATATTCTCAGACGCATCCATGAGGTTCTGCATCTCGGTGATGGTGCTGTCGTAAATGCCACGCACTTTGCACGCTGCAATAATGCCCGAAATTCTAAGCGTAATTTTGTCCAGCTCGTCGGCTTGATCACGATAAAACCGAAACGGCTCAACCGGCACCAAGCTGTCAGTGCTTTCCATCGCGTAGAGCGGGCGAGGCGTTGGAAAGAAGTTTCTGAGCTTTAATGGATCTTCTTCAGTCTTCAACGGGCGCTCTTTTAACGACTTGGAGATGTAAATCACCTCTTTTTGACGGTTACACCACACTTCCCATATCGTCGCTCTCTTAAACGTATCGGTTATTGGCGCGCCATCTTTATCGTCCATTCCCATCGGGGCATAATCAAGCGTGACTTCCTCGCCCATCTTGTCGCCGAATTTTGATTTGAGTTCGTCGCGTGTCATCAAATGCCGAAATGCTACCCACTGGACTTGTTCCCAGGTTTGCCCGGGGCCGTGCCGAAAATCCGCCCAGCCGACATGCTCAAACTTAACTTCCTCGCCTTGCAGGGATTCGTAGCTGTCACCGCTCATTTCGTCGGTTTCGTCAGCAAACGCAGGGTTATAACGGACTCGGGTAACGCCGCGACCGCAGAGCTGTTGATCTTTCACCGCTAATCGCATGTACCGATCAAAGTCGCACTCATCCATCGTGAATGACAAACAGCGCTCAAGGACTTCGGAGACTTCTTTGCCGATGGGATCTGCATCCCGATACCGGCGGCGAACATCAGGTGACGGGCTTTGGTTATACAGAGTCGGGCAAATCGTCTGTACGTTGCTGTACAGAATGTTGAATCGATTTGCGTTGTTATATCTCCCGGGCTGCGTGGAGTCTGTGTTCTCATCACGATAACGCGCCTCGACATCCCGCGCTCGCTTGCGCCAATCGGCTTCCTGCTTATCCGCTAAATCAAGCTCAGTCACCCAGCGATTAACAACCCCCGCTGGGCCTTTGCCTGCATCGGCTGGAGTTTCCATCGAGCCGTCATTGTTATAATCGTTATCAGGCATAACCCTTTGGCTCCGATGTCAAGGCACTAATCATGCTTGGCTTTGCTACATTTTTTTTGTTCTTTTTCTTTTTTTTCGGCTTATTAGCGTAACTCGGCTTTTGATTACTCATTTCACGCATACCGCCCACCTGTCGATGTCAATGCGCCGATCATACTCGGCTTTGCCACGTTTTTCTTTTTCCGCTTATCTGCGCCATGAAAGTCTTGAGCGACGGACTGCGATATCCCCGCCTTTTTAGCAAAACCGGGGTTGTTGGCAGCAGCTGCCATGAATTTGCGTTGTCGTTTGCTAGTGCTTGGCATTGCTTAATCCTCTAACAACTTACCAATAAACTCATCGACTGATGGCTGCGCTATTGTCTCGTCATTGCGTTTAAGGACTTTGGCGCGTCTGGCTAAGTCATCGAATAGCACCATGTTGCGGGTGTCTTTCCCCAACAGCGTTTTAGCAATTTTACCCCATTGATGTTTCTTAATTCCGCCTCGGCTTCCTGCATCGAAGTATTTGATGCCGGGGATGCCTAGTTCGTCCAATCGTTTAGAAGCAGCTTCCTGAAAATCATAACTGCTTGTCGCCCCCGCATCCTTTTGCATCATTCTGTATAATTTCTCGCCCGTGTATTCCATCGGGATTTCGTCGTTATACAATACGCCTTTGTCCCTATCCCGCCGCACCCGACGCCCTTGTGGCCCAGAATCATTGATTAAGTCCCGCTTCTTTGCTCTGGCTACATTAGTTTTCGCGGCCAATTCTTCGGCAAATGGGAGCAGTGCATTTTGCACACTCTCCGGCTGCTCACTCAGCGGCGCATCCCAATCCAGCATCTTGGCTATGTCTTCATCGGGGACATCTATTTCGTAGAGGTAGCCTTTCTTTTCTATCGACGGGCCAATCATATCTAAAACTTCATTAGTGAGAACTTTGTCCCCCCATGCACGTCTAGCCATATCCTCAAACTCTGGATTGCTCGTTAGCATTCTATATGCTTCGCGTGATCCCTCAGTCGTGACATCATCAAATCCCCAGGAGGCATCATTAATCGGAACATTGTTTTTTATATGCCATAACGCCGTCTTAACGTCTGTGGCTGCCGAAGGTTGTCCAGCTTTAACATAACCTCCCGCTACATCAGGATTCTCAGCCACATACAATCCATGCCCTTGAACTTGTGCGCCTTGCCCTGCGCCTATTTTTTTGGGATCAAGTGCGTCAAATTTATGCGGGGAGCCATGGTGGGTAACCATTGCATCATCAAGATTGCCTAGGCTTCGGCCAAGCAAGGCAGCGCCTATATCATCCGTCGATGTCGGGGCGTAGTTTTTGCCTTTGAGCGCACGGCCAAGCAGTCCCGCGCCTGTGGCTGCGCCACCAACAAGAGCCGCTCCGGGAAACCAGTCCACCGCGTCCATTGTTAGGCCGAGCGTAGCTAAGTTTTTGTCAGTGAT